ACAGGCCATTACTTCCGAGGACAGCTATGGCCACCGTTACGATCAGTTCTAAAACATGCTCCAATGTCGTCGCCCTCCATAGGATCACATGAAAAGAGCGCCCCGGAGGGCGCCCTGGTTGATAGTTATTAAGTTTTCACTTCTGAGTAAAATGGTGCTTTACACCTTATGACGAATAGATAACATGGTACGTAAATTCGATGTTCGCAGGGAATCCATAAGCTGTACTTGCGATATATACCGACATTTTAGTCTTTGATTTCAGCTTAACGACATTCTGAACGGTTGGTGCCGCATTGCCACCGCTTGCTACAACTTGTTCGGCTGATATATTTGTTCCGTAACTCGTCGGACTAGATGTACTATTTTTTGTCCTGTTCGTGATTGTATACTGATCGTCCGTCCCTTTGTTATCATAATTTGGTGCGACATCAGCATAAGCCTTGACTGCGTTAAACCATAAGGATGCGTACCGTTGGATGAGCGCATACGCACTGCTGTTCGAATTGTATGCGCCCTCTTCCGGATAGATAATTATAGCTACGGGATAACCGTTCCCTGTATAGGCAAGGTCAATGTCCATCGCCGCGCCTGTTGTAGTGCCTTTAAACGTCCCTGTGACGATATTGGACGCACCGCCCCCGCCTCCGCTTTCCGCAGTACCAGACACCTTTTCCCCAGTAGCAAGGTAGAAATACTTACCTTCCGCAACATCAGCCGCTACCGCAGTTGTGTCGGATATATCAATCAGAGTCGTGCCGTTACTCTGCACAACCTTATTGACGTATGGATTAGGCATAAGTTACCTCCTAACAGTATTCGAAACACATTCCTTTGTATCGTTTCCTACGCCCAGTTACGCACTTACTCACACCTTCAGACTTTCCGTCGATGGCATTTGCGGCGTCTACGATACTCTTGAATGTCTCGCCTGTGGTGGTATTCCTAACAGGCTTTTTGGTTGCGTTAATAGCCGACCGAATGCGGTCACTATCCGTTTTGCGAAGTCCAATTCGGAAAGCATGAAGGGCATTTTCAGATTTTGTGACCCATTCCAAATTGTCAGCTCTGTTGTTGTGTTTGTCTCCGTCAATATGATTGACTTCCTCTTTGCCGTCCGTGTTCGGAACAAACTCCTTCGCAACAAGCCTGTGTATGCTCTCCTTTTTTACGTTTCCGCATCCGTAGGAGATATTTACACAGAGATATTCCGATGTATTGCTTCTTTTACATGGAGTCAGAATCTTACCAGATATGGCATTTCTCACTCTACCGTAGTTTGAAACACTGTACTTCGGGCATGTTGACACTTGTCTCCACTCTTCAATCATGCCTTACCTCCGTCAACCCACGGTAACTGTTTGACCACCTGCGGAGTTATCACTATAAGCAATCGGGATAGCAGCCACCGTCACCTGTGACAGATGCGTGTATCCTGTGTCGGGAGAGATGACCTGCTGACTCCATGAGGGAGTAGCCGTCTTTGCCTGTGCTACTACGCCTTCAGAACCGCTCATCGTGCCTTGTACGCCAAGGATAGTTACTCCTTGCCGAATGTTGGTCGCAATGATTTTTGCCTGTTCTGCGGATGCGATACTGACTTTGCCAGAGCCGTCATGATAACCCTGTGTAATGGTCACCTGCTGAGCCTTTGCCGTGATTGATCCTGTCTGCGCTCCGACATTTGTCATCGTACCAGTGAGTAGTGCGCCCCTTGCGTGTGCGGTCTTGCCGCTGAGAATCTCACTCACTGCCGCCGTGTCATCGCTAGTGTCGGAATCGTAGGTACACGTCCCTGTTATGGGCGCACCATCTTTTCCATGTGCAGTAACTCCAGACAAAACATCAGATGCCGTGACCGTATCGCCTGTCAGGTCTATAAGTGTTGTGCCATTACTCAGAACGACTTTTGATACATATTCGTTAGCCATATTAGATTATTCCTCCGATATAGACGGTTCTGCCGCCCATTTGATTAGATACAGATTCGACCTGTATCGGGTTTACAGTTATGTCGGAAAGCACTATTTTCTGTGCCGTTTCCAGAACAGTACCGTTGAAGTCTGGGTCAACAATCGTCTGCCCTTGATAAGTAGGAGCGTCACGCTCAACCACCTTGATGACTGTTCCTGCTTCGCCGTCCATATGCAGGTCGAGGGACATCTCTCCATCAATATTCAGATTCAGCGATAACTCGCCATCTAATACCACTTCCTGCTGTGGCGAAAACATATCAAATCACCTCTCTTATGTGGTTCGGAGAGCCTTGGATAAACACCTCTTCGCTTGCTCCCCTTGTGCCGTCCTCTGTTTTCCAGTTGAGCATCATCGTGGCAGTTTTCGCTCCAAGCTGAAGTGTTTCCTCTTGCGTGAGAGTCCATGAGAGTGAATCCTCTCCGATGGTAGCATCCGAAAGGTCTTTTTCAATGATGTTTACACCACGTTCTTTGATAGTAAGAATCGCAACGGAGATTTCGGAGACATTAACCACTTTGAATTTGTATTTAATTGTCGGAGTTGTTCCGATGATGATTTTTGTCATTGGTCACCTCCCGTATATCTTCCACCGCCGACCACTCCTTTGATTATTTTGGATGTGTTCATACATTACCCTCCATACGTGTACGTCCTGTCGCTACCGTATCCGATGCGTGTCAGGCTGATGGATTTAGCAGATGTATCAATGTCAACAACATCAAATGCCTGCTCTGCGGTCGTTCCAAGGACTCTCTCCGTATATCCATAGAATCTATCGCAAGTCACGGAAATAACAGGAACCCCGCCTTCCGTTTTCACCATTCCGTCGAAGTGATCATGTCCACCAATCACACAAGCAACCTCTGCTCCGGCATTGGTAAAGTCAAACGTTCCGTATGTCTGCCTCGCGTTGTACGCTTCTATGGCAGGAATAACGCTGTTTGTATTAGTCAGCTTTTCGTGGATGATGAGACTATCATCTGTCTGCTTGTACAGTGAAAAATGAGTGATAAAGACAATAGTCCATCCTGTCGGAGCATCTAGCATTGACTGGCAGAAAAAGTTTTTCTGTTGGTTGTAGTTGTTTCCTTCGTTGCAGTTGAGGCAGATAAAACGCACTTTCCCGCCAACATCATCAATGACATACGACCCATACACGGGATTGACTGCCTTGTACATTGTCTCCTTGTCGCGGATAAGCAGATTGTACAGTGTAGATTTATTGAGCTGTGCGATGCTCGAGTCAATTGCGCCATAATCGTGATTTCCGAAAATACTGTGCATCCAATCCCATACAGGAGAAAAGACCTCTCGGAAAAGCATTAAATCCTTAACCGCTTTATCCTGTGTATCATAACCAGATGTGGTGGAATCACCACCGAAAAACGCAAGTCCGATGTTAGCATGGTCATGCAGATATGCCATGAGCGCAGGAGAATGACAATCGTTGTGCATCAATCCATCTGCCCCCCTAAGATGCGTGTCAGTAATAAATACAAACCTTGTTCCGCTACCAATCGGGGGAGTTGATGCTTTGGCTATGGAAAGTGCTTTGGTCTTGATGTACGTCTGCCAGTAATCGGGGAGTTTTGCCTCATTTGGTTTGAGAAGATACACGCCAATCGTGCTGATAAATTCGGGATCGACTGCTTTTGCATTTGCCGAAGAATCAGTAAACCTTCCTACGGACACACGGAAATACTCGTATCCTTCCGTTTTGAATTCAATAATCTTATCGGCATATTCGGGGTGTGTCGTTGTGTTTGATTCTCCATACTGGTCGAATGTTCCGTCGGATTTAAAAGCAAGAGCATTAATAGCATATCCACTAGGTGGGACGAGGATAACCTTGTAAGCACCATCGAAGGAGATGTTTGTATTGACATAGTTACAAATAAATCTCTGCGATGTGAGCCATTCCCCTGTCTCTAATGAATAATATCCTCTGCTCCATCCTAACGGCCAGTTTTCAGTAGATAATCTCGCAATGTCAGCAGGCTCCTTGAGCATTAAATCGCTTAATCCGCTCTTTAACTCACTAACATCAGCCTCCATGCCGTCGACTTTCTCCACGGCATTATCGACTTTTGCCACCAGTTCGTCGAGGTTGTAGCCGTCATACTCGCCCGCCCACTCGTCAGCGTCGAGAGCCTGTCCGTTGTTGACAGCGAAGATCTGCGACCGCAGAATCTGGTCTCCGGATGTGATGACGAACTGACCGAGAAGAGTGCCTGCTACGGCAATGGCTGGCTGATCTAATTCAGCATACGCCCCATAAACGGTGATAATGCTTTCGTCTTCCTGTCCAATCTGGATTTCTTTTGCTTCGCCTGCGATCTGCGCTCCTACCTTATCGGGACGGATGATGACTAACTTGACGGTCGCATCGCTACCGATGTCGTAAGTGTTGCCCTGATATGTCAGCCTCGCAAAGACATACCGTGTGTTATCGTCGAGGGCGATAGATTTGATTGACGGTCGTGTGCCGTCATGGTCGTATACGTCCAGAACTATGTTTGTTTCTAACAGTTCTAAAGCCATTTTCTACCTCCCTTCCATTAAAGCTTATAAGTTACGATATACGTCGTGCGGATGTAAGCGTTTCCGCCGTTATGCACCTGGATCAGCTTGCCTGTCGCGTTTTGACCTACACTGACGGTCACATTCGACGCCGCACTGATCGTCTTGATTCCGATTTCGCCATTTCCGGCAACACCGATCAGATAAATTCCTTTCATATCAGCCGTCGGGTTAGCCGAATTGACGATTAGCATGATAGTCCCCGCAGAGAATCTTTTGAAATCATATCCCCCCGCCGCTACCGACCATGTGTATGCTCGCACGATTCCCTCAGTCTTTTCCTCTTCTGCGGTGATTCTGGTCACTGCATCAGAGAGCGTGGTCTGCATCTCTTCAATCGATTCGGTCAGCGAGATCAGGCTGGGGATTCTTGTCACAGATTCGACATTGATTCCGTTGATGTTCACGCGATAGAGCGGAAACTCCACGAGCGCGTCCCCGTTCGCGATGGATCCAGAGGCGTATGCCGGCACGTCCGGAGAGCTCGCCGCGGGCGTCCCGGTGATGGCCGCGAGCTGCATGTCCTCGACGGGCTTTACACTGCTGTTGTCTCGCGTGTATCGCGCCACGATCAGGTCGATGCGCTGCATTCCCTGGGCGCCGTTCTCGATCATCATCGACTCAGTCGTGCCTCTTTCGATGGTCGCCGTGCATCCTTCCGCGATCAGGAGGCCGTCTGCGATCGTGATTTCATTCGCTGAGACGATCGTCGCCGCCATCTTGGACCCGACGTTCATGATGTGTACGCCGCTTCCCAGCAGCCCGATATTCATGTCCCGCTCCTGCTGGGACGTCACATGCGGCTCGTTCCGATAGCCTGTGATAATTTTCATATATTAAGCCTCCACATTAATGTCGTCTTCCAGCTTGTACTCTATCTGCCGGAAGCCGTCCTTCCATGTCACGATCTTCCCCGCAATCGGAGATGACATCGTCACGCCTGAAAGGTAGTCCCTGCCGCCGACGATGTCGCCGATCCCGATCTCGAGAGACGAGTCGACGGTCATGCCGAATTTATTCGTTCCCATCAGCTCCTCTAATTTCTTCCTCCCGGACTGGATCAGGTCGGGAAGCTCCCCGCCCGAATAGTCATAGACGTCCGCGATCTCATCACGGCCGAAGTAGTGCTGCGTCGTTCCGATGTTCCCGTTCTCGTCAGCGTATAGATGATAGACCGTGCGGTTCTTGAGCTCTCCCTTGCCGAGACAAATGAGGTGGTTGACGCCAGCGTTGTCGACCTCTACTGTGTAGTCCATCCTCATGTCAGAAGAAAGCTCTATCCTCTGCGAGTAGTCCACGATCGGGACGGCGGACACGACCACGGCCTTTAGTGCCTGATCATATCTCAGCTCCAGCCTGTATCCGCGCGACTTGAGGAGCTTCGTCAGCCCCTCTTCCAGCGTGCAGTATCTGTCGTATTGATACCCCGACACCGTCACGCCGGTGTCCTCTGTGACGCCTACAAAAAGCCCCGGAAGAGCCGCTTCCACACGCGACTTGACGATTGCGTTGAGCTCTCCGGAGTCTGTTGCGTAGTCCTGCCCGGAAGGCGGCGAGATGATCGATTTCTGCAGCCTTCCGCGCCAGGTAAATCCTCCCCGGCAGATGATCCCTTCGGATGTCTTTGTCTTCATTCTCCTGACGACGCCGCCGTATTCCGTATCGGGGATATAGATCAGCGATCCGGGCTCGATCGGCTGGTACTCGTCGCGGGAGAATTTGATCTCGAAGCTGTTCTCCTCCCGGCCTACTTCAAAGTCGTAGCTCTTGAAATGGAGGAAGCCCAGCTCCGTCCCGGTGCTGTCCGCCAGTATCAACTCTTTCACGTCCGCACCTCCTGCCTCGGCTCACTGCGCTCCTCGAAGAGCGTCAGGTCAAAGCCGAATGTCCCCGGCCAGCTGATCCGCAGCGTCCCCGCGGGGAGCTTGTCGAAGACGGATTCCGCTTTGTTCCGCAGGTCGAAGGCATTCTCCGCCCGGCCATTTGCCAGTGTCTTGACGATCGTCCCCTTCTTGGAGTCGATCGTGATGCGCTCCGACTGCTCCAGCGTGTCGAGGATCTGGTAGCCGTGTCCGTTGATCAGGATCCGCGGATCGACCACAGGTCCGAAGATGATCATCTTGAAGTCCGATTCGAAGGGGATCTCTGTCGGCCACGATACCGCCCCTGAGACACCGGAAAAATAGTCGTAAGGATAGTCGTAAGGATAATCGAGGAAGGCTTCCTGCGTGTCTCCTGCGCGGGAATAAAAGTGTCGTGTTTTCTCCCGGATCCAGAAGGGATTCGGGCAGTAAAACGACACCTTATTGTCCACTAAGAAGTTACTGTCGTCCGGATCGGTCTCGCTCTCGCTTGCGAAACAATCGATATAATAATCATTCCAGATAAGCCTCCCCGGAGTGACGTTTCGCATGTCCAGCTCGAAGTCGTCGTGCATCTGGTCGAGCAGCGCCAGCTTTTCCTCGTCCGTGCCGAACAGCGTGAGCGTCGCCTCGTAGGTCGCCGCGTCCTTGGTAAAGGCCGTGACGCGCTCTCCGTACTGGAGCGCCACCGCGCTCGGATCGTACTTCCAGGCGTGGAAGCTGGCGCCCCGACGTGTCCGCAGCGTCTCGCTCCGGAGGTTGTATTCTCTGCCGCTCGAGGCGACGTATTTAAGATTTACTCCGCTCATACCTTCACCCCGTGCTCTCTCAGGAGCCTTGCAAATTCTCTGCCGTCAATGCTGAAGGACATCCGGCTGAGTGCCTCGATAAGCGCCGCATACATCGCGGCCGCCTGACGGTCATTCGACCGCTCGATCCTGTCGGCCAGCTCCTCCAGTTTCTTCCAAAATTCCGAGAGCGGTACGACTGCTTCCGATCCTGCCTCGCCGACACCGATTACGGAAGGCGCGTCGAAGACACCGCCCTCTGCGTACCAGTCAATGCCAAAATGCGGGACGCTCGGAGGATTCAGCGAAAATTCTCCGCTGATGTACGGATGCGGGAGCTTAAGATCCGGAAGGCTCCACGAGAAGTTGAAGAAGCCCTTTATAGCTTCGATCGCGGACCGCACCTTTTCCTTAGCCGCCTCGATCTTCTCCTGTATCTTG